ATTAGTCTTGTTAAGCACCAGACCTTTCTGGTGACCTTGGAAATAAAGCACCATCTTCTGGTCATCGCCGACATCCTCAAGCTGCACATGGCTCATGGCAACTATCATTTCTTGACCGTTGATGTCGGACGCTTTCCACCATTTTGATGGGAAGTGGTTGTTGATATTCATTTCACCTCACTTATCCTGATTGCACCATTCTTGGCGCGTTTTGCCACAACCCCGTGGCCGGTTGCTAATTTCACATCAGCCTCAATTAGGCCCTTCAAACCTTTTTTGGCCCCCTCAAAATTATCTGCTGCATTTTGGTGGTCTAACCACTGTCCTGCGCGGTACGCCCACTCATTATTCCCTTCCATGTCCACCTCACGCATATCATCGTGGTGCACCTGGAATTCAAACTGCGGCTGCGCGCCGGGGGCGGTATCGTCTTCAACGTGCTTCCAAAATGCCGCCTCACGCTTGACTAGCTCTTTGATATAGTCGTCATCCCGCTCGATCCGCCGCCATTCATATTTCAGCGTGCCCATGAAGACACTGAAATAGCACCCTTTAGTGTCTGTGACGGCCATATTATGCTGAAGTTGCGGCCAGTATTTTCGCACGGCATCGTCAAAATCAGTAAATGCATTAAGGTGTTTTGCCTCGAATATATCTTCATCTGATACTCTGCCGTCTAGGTTGGCTCGCATATAATCGGCATCAGGACAAACCCGCCCCGCACAATCCTCCGTATAAACATGCAGTCCTGTTTCCTGCTCAAACCACGCCCGGTTAAGCGGCTCCGTAAACACCCCCATCTGCACTGGCAGCACAGCCAACAGGCTTTCCGGCTGGCGGCGGCCTGTCTTTAGCTCCCACAACTCCAACCAATCGCCAGCCATAATTTTGGGCGCGTCCGAGCCGCCTATGCCCTTGCGCCGTAAATTATGCCATGCTGGTGATTTTTCCTGTAATATCATAGACCAGCCCCGCCCCGGTTTTCGATAACTCTAAACCGCTGTTGCTGCTCAATATAGTCTTGCAATAGCCAATTCAAAGACTTGCCGGTACGGGCCATTTCGCATTTAAGGAAAAAGTAAACATCTGGCCGAAACCGTGCTTGCACACGCACGCGCTGCGGTTTGCTGCCCTTTGGTGACTGATCTATCATCATTTCTGCTCCAGCACAATTACACGCTGCTCCAAGTCCCATTCGCGACATGGCTCGCAGATAAAGTTATAGTCCGGCTGCTCCATGCTATCCGGGTCGTCCTTGGCGTTAAATACGCGGTCACAATGCTCGCATATCGCCATGCTCATTTATTATACTCCACATCAGGATACAATATCCGCGCCCGGCTTTGCGTTTCAATGGCATGGCACTGCGCTAGCAACATGGTAGCCCCGTCACGGCTGTACTCCACCCGCTTGCGGGCTTTCCATGCGCTGCACTGCTCATATGTCTGCCAGCCGGATACCTGATATCGCTCGCAGTCGTTAAACTCATCACCGGGCCAGCATAGGGCGAATATGATAAAGATGCTTTTCATCTATTCTACCCGCCATATTCGTATGTTGCCGTTTATTTCCCGCGTTGTATATTTTTCATTGTGCATTTTCCCCCGGTGGCTAGCTAACGCAGATATGGAGCAGCGAAAGCTACGTGCTGTTTGACCGTTTTTGGGCTTAACCAAAAAGCTATCGCCAACAACCATATCATTCCAAGGGTATTTAGTTTTATGGGGAGACAGGGGCACATTCTTTTCAATTTCATACATCATCCTCTCCTATCCAAATGTTTCCGCTCTAGCTCACACTCGGCATCATAGCCAGCCCAGAAGTCAACCGCCTGGGCCGATCCGAAAACGTATGGGCAACTCAACTCCATACTAATGCCCTGCATCAGCCGTCGCCGCGCTTCGGTGCCTTCTTTCCATTCTTTATTTTCCATATTTGCAACATAAACCGCTTGACACGGCCCGTCAAGTGTTTATTGTGGGGGCATGAAAACAAAACCCATCAACCGAGTGATAGCTTATTTTGGCACGCAGCATGCGATGGCTAAAGCCTTGGGTGTGTCGAGGCAAGCCATTCATATTATGAGCCGCACCAAGACAGGCTACATCCCGCCGTACCGGGTGCCCAAGGTGGCGCGGCTGACCGGCATACCCCGGCATGAGCTTAACCCCATCAGTCATGAGATAGACTGATGTATGAGGAATGGGAAGCAGCCATGCTAACGGAATGGTGCGAAACGCTGTCCAAGCTGGGGCCGACATGGCTGGAGGGCGTTGGCCCCCACGGGCCGGGCGAGCTTGATCTAGCCAACCCGCCCGGCTGGTTTGAGGTGCATGATAAAGACTACGGTTGCGACGACTCTCCTCCCTGGGCGCGCTGTCACCGGCTTTCCCAAGCCGAGCGCGCCAACTTCACCGGGGGGCATCGCTCCCCTCCTGTCGATGTCCCCTGGTGACTTTTTCCCTTCCCATACCGCCCAGCGTCAACGCCATGTACGTTAACGTGGCTGGGGTGGGCCGGGTGAAAACCACCACCTGCAAGCAATGGTATGCCGAGGCTAAAACAGAAATAATGATGCAGCGGCGGGATATTCCCGAGGTAGCAGATAAAGCCACAGTGCATTATGTGGTGCCGTACAATGGTAGGCGTGATCTGGATAACTACCTCAAGGCATTGAATGATGTGCTGGTATCCAGCGGTGTATTGCCTAGCGATAGAATGTCCTGCCTGACCGGCGTGGCTATCAAGGTGGGCGATGTGGACAGGGTGGAAGTAACGGTAACGCCTGCATGATATGGACCGAGAAGGAAATAGCCATTCTGGTCGAGGGCTGGGAAGCGGGTGTAACGTGCGGGCAGATCGCCATAGCCCTGGGCACGCGCACCCGTAATGCAGTTATAGGCCGCGCCCACCGGATGGGGTTGTCGGAGCGCGCCAGCCCGATCAAGGATGTAGATATCGAGGTAATTATGGAAGTGCAGCGATTAGCTATCAAGGGGTTGAAAATAAAGGAAATAATGGCCCAGACAGGAGCGGGCCGCACCACGGTTATCAAATACCGCAGGCGGCTGCGCGAGCAAGGGCTGGTCGAGGGCCGCAAGGGCTACGATCCAAAATTCTGTCAGTGGATACCGGGCGAGCCGGACGGCGCAGGCACGATATACTGCGTGCGGAAAGCCATAGACGAGTCGAGCTACTGTAACGAGCATGAGGAGTTGACCCACCGCCGCCCGTCAACACCGGAGGAAAAGGCCCGGTGGGCTGCAATGCAGCAGAAGCGCAAATATAAGCCCGGCGCACTAACGCTGTTGCACAAATGACCCCCGTCCAGAAAACCCTGCTGGGAATACTGAAATTGCACGCCCGCAAACAAAAGACGTGCCCTACAAACGAATGGCTGGGGGAGGAAATGACCACCTCCACCGGGGTTATCAGCACCAACATGAAGCTGCTGAATAAGGGGGGATGGATCAAGATAGAGCACAAGGGGGGCCGCCGCCGGATATACATCACCGGCACAGACCACCACACCGACTGGACGGCCTACAAGAGCGACTGGGACAACTCGGGCGAGAGAAAGGAGCGGGCGTGCCTTAAATGCCAGCGGCTATTCGACAGCGAGGGCTTTGGCAACAGGATATGCCCGCGATGCCACGCCAGCAGCGAATACCGCAGTTTGGGATCGGCGTTTGAGGTGTAATTACTATATAGTGCATTATCGCTTGACTAATTAACAACGCCGGATTACAAGGAAATTACAGCACAAGATGGATGCGAATTGTACTGCGTTGCGTGGTGCTGTTAAGCAAACGGTGGTAGCGCGGGGGGCCGGTCAACCACCACCCCTAGGCTAAGGTACTACAGGGGAAAACCGGCGGGCTCTTGGCAAGCCTGAATGAGAGTACAAGTCAATGTCGCCAAGTGGCATTGTGGCCGTAGCCTCTAGTAGCTCTATGGGTTGCGAGCAAAAGTCAGCCTTCTAGCACTGCTAGGGGTTGGCTTGGCCGTAACATAGCAGGTATAGGTTGCGATGCCTTCCAAGACTGAGATAGAAGCACAGATAACTAACAACGGCGGATATACCCGTGAAACCTTAGCCAAATGGGGAATAAGTTGGCCACCACCAAAGGGCTGGAAAGAAAAGTTAATTAAAGATAATGTCAACACCAATCAAAAGCTGCCTTTGGTCAGTAAATATCTGTTGCAGGCTCGTGCAGCAACCCACACCAATCACGAATATATAAGTCAAAACCAAAAGTTTGCGTCTGTTTGGCTCAACTGGTCGCCTGATATGGCACAAGAGGATGTAAGGGAGTTTTTTACATTCCAGCCAGGGGTTAAAAATAAACTGCGGCAGGAGGTAATTGCCCGACTAAAGGATCAGGGTCTGTTGGACTTTAAGTCCAGCCCGACAAATGAGGAGCTTTTGCATTTAATCGGCACCAAATGGGATATTGAGTTGTGCCAAGGGACATATACAACATTTGCTAGGTTTTACGACACTGTGCCCCTAAAGGTTAACGGCCCGCTGGCAAAGCACCGCCAGGAAATGGACGAAAAGTTTAACGGGATTGAAGCTCCAAAGCAACGGACCCCTAGCGAGACATTTTACAATTCCGACAGATGGAAACAACTTCGATATCAGACTTTATTAAAAAATGATGGGCAGTGTGAATTGTGTGGACGTGGAAAGCATGATGGGGTAGTTTTGCATGTTGACCATATCAAGCCGCGCAGTAAACATCCTGATCTTGAATGGGCGGCGTCCAATTTACAGGTACTTTGTGGTCAGTGCAATATCGGCAAAAGCAACCTAGATGATCGAGACTGGCGCAAACCAGAAGATGAGCCGCGCTTATCTGTTGTAATGGGGGAGCGGGTTGATGAGTCTTAACTGGTTCAAGAAAAAGCGGCCCAAGAAACGCAAGTGCAAGCTGCCCTGGCCTGACATGGACAGGGGCGGCTCGCCAACATTCCAGCAAATGAAGTTAGATGAAAGGCCAATCAGTGGACAAAAAGACTCCCAACGTGATAGCCTTCGACAAATCGGGGACATCCTCGACGGGATTAAAGCCCTCCAGCGACCAAACGCCAGATACAGCGCCATCGAATGAAGAGGCTACATTTGAATTATTCTGGAGCCTGTATCCACGCAAAGTCGGTCGTTTGCACGCGCACGTAGCCTGGAAAAAGATAACATCCGGGGGCAAGGTGGTTTTCATAGACGGGGATAAGGTTGACATCGTAGCCACCCCAGACCAGATCATGGAAGGCTTGCATAATTACCTGTTTTGCAACAGCAACGCCCACGGGGATTTCCTCATTGAAAAGCAGTATACTCCATTGCCAGCCACATGGCTAAACCAAGGCAGATTTCTTGATTAAGGTATGGGTGCTGATCGTGTGGCTAACGGGCGGGCCTATGGTGCTGGCCGAGTACGATACGAAAGAGCATTGTAGCTGGGCCGGGCAGGAGATCGAGGCGGGCAGGCACGGCATGACATGGTACTGCTTCCCTGTACTAGCCAAGGGGCGGGTGCGGTGAATATGATCGAGCGTGTGGCGCGTGTGTTATGCAAGGCCAAGTGCCGTACATTGAATTGCCGCTGTGGTGCTTGGGAATTACACGAGGCGACGGCGCGCGATAGTATAGCCGCCATGCGCGAGCCTAGCGATTGGATGGTTGTAGCAGCAATAGGCGATCACGAGATGGAGTTGAGCGAGGACGGCAGGTCAATAGGAGTACTGACAATACATCACAAAAAGCCGCTGGTTAGCGTATGGCAAGCAATGATCGACGCAAGCCTTGACTAAACCCAACGTCATCCACATAGGCCAGGGCTGCACCCGCGAGCGTAAGCGCCACGGCGGCATAGTCATGGACATACGGGGCAAGAATGAGAATGACACTATAATGGTAGCAGGGGAGAGAAACGTTACCCCAAACGGTATTTTGGATATACTTTTACAGGATGGCACGCTAGGCAAGGGCAATGCAGCCATAAGGCGCTTCGACATTTCATGCTGGTTTAGGCAGTTATATCAAAAAACGCATAACGCATCAGTAACAAGTAGCTGGTCTGATTCGCCCGGCGGTGGCCGTCAAATGTCAGAGGCAAAATTGTGGAATTTGGAGGTGATGAAGGCCACCATGACATTTCTCCGCAATTCATCCTCGTTTGTCGTGGCGGTATGCGTCGAGGATGCGCGGCCCCAGGACGGCGGCATAAGGCGGTTGAGGGACGCGCTGGATAGGTTAGCCAAGCATCGTGAGCTAGCCGGGGGGCGGGATAAGGAGATAACGGAAAGGGTGGCGGCTGAATATGGCGCGTCATAAACAGGAAGAAGTGTTGCACCCTGACGGCTGGTGCCGGTGGATATATCCAATTATGGACGGCTATAAAATGACTTGCTGTGACTGCGGGTTAGTCCATGATATGCAGTTTAGGGTAACGGATAAATATGATCGGGTTGAATTCAGGGCGCGCCGGAATAACCGCAGCACGGCCCAAACTAGACGGCATAAAGAATTCGCTTGACAAGGGTCAGCCAGCATGTCATATAATGGGCCGTTGACGTGCATACGCATGCCTAAACCACTTCGGAGTGTGTTTGTAAAAGAGGGGTAACACCATGTAATTTGCGGTTAAACCCGCGCACAAAAAAATAGGCCGCCCCAGCGATGAGGCGGCTTTAGTTTATCCAAATATCTGACGTTGCTCGGCAGTTGTGGTGAAGTGCGAGATAGTTGCCTCAAGTGTTGTCAGCAGTTTTTTGTCAGCTATATAGTCTGCGAGCGTTGCTTTTGTGAGGCCGTGTGTATCAAGCTCCACATCGGCGCACCGCTCGACAGCACCTTGGTAAGCGTCGATCAGGACAGCAACACAGATACCGTCTGCGGTTTCACTGTCCAGGGTTATACCGTCAATTGCCATTTTATCCTCCTACGGCAAAAACATAAGCACTTCAGCCCCTATATACAGCGCCCCGCCAACGAAGTCCACGAGGGGCTGTATCGTGGGGTTGTCCTGGTGGGCGCAGGCCGATAGCAGTGCAGCGTGCGCCCATATGATCCAGCGCACACCCTAGCCCTCCGCTGCTTTGATGGCGGCGGTAGCGTTGTCTATAGCATCGCCGAATGTTGGTGTGCCGCAGACCTGTGCGGCCATATCGGCTTCATCGGTAAGCGCCCGCAACGCCTCTAGCAGTTGTGGTGCGCTGGCGATAAGGCGGGCGTTTGCCTTCATTTGCTGCTGGTTTGAATATGGGCCGAGGGTCCAGTATTCGTCGCATCCTATGATATCGGCGTTATCCGGCCCCATTAGTTGTGGGTTGTCATAGTATCCAGGCGAAACATAGGTTGCGATATCTATTGGTTTATTGCCGTCTGTCCATACCCACGGCCCTGGTGTATGTGTCATAATTAAGCCTCCTAGGGGCGGCGATGGTCTGCCGCCCCGGTTGGGGTTACTCGCCAAAGTAAAACATGCTGGCGAAGGTAAGCAGGGCGTCTTGGTCTTGTCCCGGGGTACGTTCCCACGGTGTAAACCAGTCCTGGCCCTGCAATTCGGCATCGTGTGGATGCCCGTGTGCGTCTAGATCACCGATGATACGCACGGCAGGCCCGCCGGTGCCAAGCAGAATTTCGTACTCGACCGCTTCGCTTTCGCCGCCAGGGCTGTACCAACCAGACCGGACTTGTACCGTTAGTGGCATTTCATGGCACCGCTCAAGGATGTTGTCGGTTAATGTGTAGCGGCTGGTTTCAACTGCCTTTCGATAGATACGGACAAGGCGTGCAATTTCCTGCATATGCCCTGCGCCGGGTATTTCCTTTGCCTCTGCGCTCATATCACTCTCCCATAGTTGGTTAAAGGTATCATTGGCTAGCTAGCCGTGCCGGGGTTGGGGTTAAGAGCGGTCAAAGCGCGGAGTAAACTTATATGTCCCGGTGCCGTGTGCCGCCGTGTGATACTCTTTGACGGCTCGCGCGGTTTCGATATCGGGGCAAGCGGATGCGTCTTTGATAACTTCCCATGAGGAATGCGGCCAAGGCTTGTCGCCTTTAACGCTCACCTCATAGCCTTTAAGCACGGCTTTCTTTCGCATATCGCCTCACAATCTGGCACGGCTAGGTAGCCAATGATGTTATACAGTACCGCGATAGCCGCCCTGGGTTAGGGGCTAAAAGTGCGGCGCAAGTTTATCCTGTACGCGCCGCCAAAAGTCTTTTTCTTCTCCGGTGCGGCAATCGTCGTACCTATCGGATGCATATTTGTCGGCATGCATTTCACCATGCCGTCGCATTAGCTGTGCGGCTATATCTGTGATTGTTTCGCCCTCACAATAGCGGGTGTAAAAGCCTTTGCCTCTTGCCATAACAACCTACCTTTCTAGGGCGGCTGTCGCGATACTGTATATGCTGCACACTCTAAAGGCTGGCCGTGTTAGGGGTTACAATGCATGAATTGTAAATTAGCCAACAATTCACAAGGTATATGTTGTTAGGCGTTGTTAAGTCGCCCCCGCATAAGCTCAATTGCTTCTGCCGCCATGCGCAACTGTGTTTCGGCGGCGTTGGCTCCCTCATATTTGAAGTCGTCGCGGGCGAATTTAATGTGTCGGGATATCCGGCGCAGGCCGTCGTTGAAGTCTGTTTTAGTCATAACATCCAACCTTTCCGCCAGCCTTAAGGGTGTGCAGCGTGCTATGCAGTTAGACGGCGGCCCGGTTAGGGGTTAACTGTTGTTGTCGATCCAGTTTTGTGCGTCGGCTTGCGTGGGGAAACATGCGACGGCTAAAGATAAGCCAATGCGGGTCACCCACCGGATATCGTAGACTATGAAATAGTGCCGATATGGTTTTATTTCGTACATAACAACCTTCCAATCTGGCCGCCATCTAACTGCATAGCTACAATGCACTAAAAAGCCCGCTAAGTTTAGGGGAGGGTTATTCTATTTCGGCAAACTCTGGATTATAATGTAGTGCTTCAAGTGCAATGTCGAATAGTTCCTCATGGCGTACAAAATCACTATGATGTTTTGAATGGGTTGTAGTTCCGGGCTGGACTTTGCCGCGCCGGCCGAGAGCATTAACTGCTAAATCATGCTCTCGCCTGACGCGGCGTAAAAGTTTCTCGCGTTTAGTCATAACAACCTTCCAATCTAGGCCGCCATTTAACTGCATAGCGTGCAAGGCTACTTAGTTGCGCCCGCCGTAGCGGGCTAGGGGTTATTGGGCTAGGCTTTCGTCAATTTCGTTGCCTAGGCCCCCATTGACGGCGCAGTAAACGAAACCGACGTCGTTTTCCCAGATATAGACCGTTTCGGCCCTATCTTCGACAAGCTCTGGGAAAAGCTCGCGGTCGGTCTTATCGACGGTAAACTTTTCAACCGCAGTATCGTTGTCGTAAATGGTTTCGCCACCACCGTCTAACACGAATCCCCAATAATAGGGCGTATAAACACGCTCGCCCTCGAATTTACCAGGCGACCGAATTATTCCGGCCCTAATATCGTAGCCGTCTAAGATGTTATCTCTTGTCGTGCGCATGTCATATCTCCCAGTTAAGGTGGACACAACAAAGCAGCCTTGCATTTACTGTGCAGTTAAGTAGCGGCCGATTAGGGGCTAGTCGTTGTCAAAGCCCATTGAGATAAACCCGATACGCTTGCCGTCGTGTAGATTGGCGACTTGAATGTATCCGCGCTCCGTTGTTTCCGGGTGAAAATAGTCGCGCCCGCCTTGGTGTACGAAACCCTCGTCCAGTAGGTCGGCATGGTATTGTCGCAAAAAAGGCTCTACGGTCATTTCATCCTCACAATCCGGCCGCTGCTAAACTGCACAGCACCGTGACTATTGCCACGGCTGCGCCCGCCACCTCCGGGCGGGACTTGCGCTAGAAACCACGGGCCTAGACTTATTTTTCAGATCAGTACAATCCAGGCAATGCCATCGGCTGATCCGGGTAGGCGCGTACTAGTCAACAGCACCATACCACAACCACATACAGTGTCAAGGACTAACTGACATTTAATTGGCAATTAACGCTTGACATCGCCGCTGCCCCCATGTTAACGTGCAGGCACGTTAAACGGAGGGAATGACATGCAGATTAAATGTGATAGGTGCCAAGGCAAGGGGACTGTAGGGTTTACAACGTACCAAGCCGGCATATGCTTTAAGTGTGGCGGCGTCGGCAAAATTGAAATTACAGCAGCCGCCTTCAAGGCAAGGGAGCGGCGAAAGGTCAAAGCAGCGGAAACAAAAGCAGCGCGCGATGTTACCGCCGCTACTCGCGCCGCCGCAAACGAGTTGGTGGTCCAGCAATACATTGATAACCCCGCAAATGTACCAGCGGGCATGATCGACAGTTATCAGCGCGGCCAATGGCAGCCGCTGTATTACTGGCTGGCTGATAATGCGCCGGAATGGCAGCACCCCTAACAACGGTGCCATAGGCTTTAACCGGGCTGCTTTCGAGCGGCCCTTCTCTTTGCCCGAAAGGATACCAATGCAGTGAGCAGCTACAGGCTAACCGGCAAACAGCTAGCATTCGCGCAAGCTGTCATCGATGGCATGAATAACATCGATGCATATGAGGCTGCCGGTTATTCCATGCGCCAGGGCCGGGCAACAGCTATCGCCAATGCATGTAGGCTGCGAGCACATAGCAATGTTGCAGCATGGATAGACGCCAAACGGGCAGCAATCGAGGCAAAAGCGGTAACAATAGCGGGTTACACAAAGGATGTTGCGTTAACAAATGCGCTTGATGATCGCAAGCTGGCGCGCGAGCTAGGGCAGTCCGGCTCTGCGGTATCGGCAGGCAAGCTGGCGGCTGATCTATGCGGGCATCTGGTTGAACGGCATGAAACCAAGCTCGTGGGCGGCTGGGACAGCGTGCTGGATAGCGTTGGGCAGTCAGCTAGGGGGTTGCCTACCCCGGATGCCAACGCGCCTGTAGCACCCCACCAGGCGGATGATGATGGTGTGCACCGCAGCAATAAGGCAAGCAAGCTGCACTAATATCAGCTAAGCCATTGATACTAGGGCACAAGATAGTTTCCATAATGTAGTTTATGCGCATAGGGGCCTGGGATCGGCACAAAACCGGCCCTCCACCATCGCCGCAGGGATCGGGGGGCGGGGTACGTACGGCTATGGGGGGTTACCCACATATCTGGCTAAATTTTTTCTGGTATTTTTTTTGTGCTTACTTTAGAGTGCTAATATGCAACACACATTATGGCCTAGGGTAGTCGAGGATGCTCCGGAGGAGTCTGGGGAGTATTTCCGCAAGCGTGCGTTAGCGCGTGCTGGCGAATATTTTGTTGGATATTTGCTGTCCCGGGAGGGTTATGACTGTTGCTTTGCTGCTGAGGGGCTGAAGTATGACTTAGTGGCAGATATTGGCGATAAACTGGTGCGTATTCAGGTTAAGTCTACTTCAGCGCCGTGTAAAAACAGGACAAAGCGGCGACGTAAGGTCTTATATGAATTTCATTATCGTGCTGGGGCCAATAGAAGCTCATCTTTGCGTGGATATATAGGGCATATAGACCTGTTTGCATTTGTGGCTTTGGACCGGAATTCCGCATTATTTGTGTTGCCGGATAAGGTGGCGTGGTCATTTATGGCGGCCCCGGAGGAATTTACGCCGGAAAAGACATTATTATCGCTGGAATCTGCATTATCGGCCCTAAAATAATTTTGTTATATTTCAGGTACTTAGTTAGAATCCGTATATACGGGAGTAACCATGTCCACCCCTGCCTCTGAGCAGCCGATGTTGACAGCTATCTCTAGTGATGTTAATGATACTGGCGAGCCGTGTGTTGTGCTGGAGATAACGGGGTTTGACAGTATTACTGATGCGACTGCGTATGCGGAGATGTTTTTGCATGGAGATGGTGCGGTGTTTGAGCCGTTTGGGGGTAATGTGCATTAGGGGTTGATATGACAGAATCTGATATACTACAGGTTAAATTGGAATGTTTGCGGCAAGCGTTAAACAAGTCCAGTGATACTGTGCGGGAGTCCAAGGTGGCTGTGAGCACCAAGGCCGTTGTTGAGGATGCGGAGCAGTTTTGGGCGTTTGTTAGGCCGGTTGATGATTAAAGACGAATGACGGCATTTGAGTGCCTTGTGCTGGGGTATCTGGCATATTTGTGTGCAGTAGGCGGCAGTTTTGGCAAAACCAGTTGGGCGGTGGCCTTTTTTGCTGTCGGCTCGATCATGTGGTTTATGGCGGGGGCGGTTAAGACATGGACAGGCTAGCAGAGATACGTGCGGGATGGACGGTGCAGGAGCCGCCTGAGGGCGAGACTGCCCTTGACCCTGACGTAGCCTACCTCCTCCGCATAGCCGAGGCGGCGCGGGGCTATATGAATACTGATATGGGGGCAGGATATGACCGAGAGACTTCCGTTGAAAGGTGGGAAGCCCTCCGCGCAGCCCTTGAGGCCGAGGATGACTGACAACTTACGAGCCATTATTGCACTGCGTGATATCCGGGATATCCTGGCCTCGAAGGCGTATGTGAAATGGCTGACCTGGTAGAGCGGCTGCGGAATATGCACGACTTTCCAAATTATGGTTTGCAGTCTGAGACCGCCGATGAGATAGAGCGGCTGCGGGCTGAGTTGAGAGGCACGCGAGCCGAATATCAGCATTCGGTAGGACAGCCTTTGTTTTGGCACAGCGGGCTTGCGCGAATGGTGACGGCAGAAGACTGGGCCGCAGCCGAAGAAGAGTGGAGGGGTCAATGACTGGCCTAAACATCCCCGCGCTGGTGCGGATGCAGGAGCGGAATAACTGGCTGAATGAGGCTATGGCTGTAAAGGGCAACACATTCGGCCCTGCCGGGCTTTTGGCCGACCCCAACCGCGATATGGGCCATTGGGGCAAGCGCAGCCCACCGCCGCTGGTGCGCGAGCCCAGTAGGGGTGGTAGTAAAGGTAAAACAGGGCATGAGGTTGCGCTGGACGGGTGTGATCTTGGTTTCCACCCGAATTATCGCAAGAAGGTCTGGGGCTACTGATGGGGTGGTTATGGGTTATAGCGATAAGTCTATCGTTGCTGTATTGGGGTATCCCGGCGGCGGCTGACTTTGTGGCTTGGGCTGTGTTATGACCGCCTACCATGAGCCGGTTAAGCCTGTCGTTGTGGAGCCGCTAGTGGATAGGCTGCTTGAAATTGCCAATAGCGGGGTTATCACGCTGGCAGGCCGGAATTCCTGCACTGAAGCTGTCTTTGCTTTGGAAGCCAAGGACGCCACGATAAACTACCTGCGGGGCCAGTTGTTGAAGGAAAAGACTTAGTGGAAGATGCCGACTACAAGGAAATTATTCGGGTGCTGGCTGATATCAGGTATGACATGGCTGACATGGCCGATGAGGTGCGGCGGCTTGCTACCAAAATGGGGTATGGGTATGGAGAAGATATTCCCAATGCCACCAAGGAGGATATCCGCAAACGCGAGATTGAGGTAGCCGTGCATCTGAAGCAGGACGACAACATAATTAAGTTGCCTGAAGTACCGTAATGGACGCCGCCCAGCAAGCCGCAGTAGACAAATTCAAGGACAAGGGGTGGCGGCTGAATAATTTATACACGATAACGGACAAGCACGGCAAGTCTGTCCCCTTCAGGATGAATTGGGGTCAGCAGCAACTCTTTGATAATATGACGCATTTGAGCATAATCTTGAAATGCCGTCAAGTCGGATTTTCTACATTCATTCAACTGTACATGCTGGATGAGTGCATATTCCACCCCGATGTGCGGGCCGGGGTTATCGCCCACAGCCTGGAAGATGCTCAAGCGATATTCAGGGACAAGGTGAAGTATCCATATGACAATTTACCCGAGGGGTTGCGGGCGGCTAACCCCGCTACAACTGATAGTGCCCGCCAGCTTTCTTTCAATAATAACAGTAGCTTACGGGTAGGCACTTCGTTGAGGTCGGGCACTTTTCAGTACCTTCACGTTTGTTTGGCCGGTGAAACGGGCGTTTACACCAAGAACGGCAAAGTCAAACCAATTCAAGATATAGTGCCGGGCGACCGGGTGCTGACCAGCAAAGGCTCGTATCGGCCTGTCAAGGCGCTGGTAAAAAACGACTTGGCCGAGCTTGGCTTCCGGATGCTTGAGTTTGATGTTTTTGGTTGGTACGAGCCGCTAAGGCTGACCGAAAACCACCCGGTTATGACGCGGCAGCACAAGACAGGCAAGCCGGTGTGGAAGCCTGCGGGAGATGTGGTGCCGGGCGACTATTTGGCGTTTCCGGTCACGGAGCCCTGCAATAAGCTGCGTGGGCGCACACTGACCATCGGCAATAGACAGGTCGCGCCCGTATTCGATCTGGGCTGGCTGGCTGGGTTTTATCTGGCCGAGGGTACGACAAGACGACGGGCCGGTTACGACCCGACCGAGGTAACATTCTCGGTGGACAAGGACGAGGTTGAAAATCTTCGGGGCATACTTGAAAGCCTTTTGGATAACTTCGATCCGCCGATCCATAGAGATGCCCCGGCGATACGGGAATACGCTCACAAGGACAGCCGCACACGGGCGGTTAACGTCAATTCCCGCTCGATGGCGACTTGGCTGTACGACGAGTTTGGCGCAGTAGACGAAAAGCGTATCCCTGATAAGGTTTGGGGCTGGGGCGCGCCGTTTATACGGGGCCTGATAAAGGGGTATTTCGACGGGGATGGTAATTATACCGACCCTCATTCGGTTTCGGTTGTTTCCACACGGCGGCAGATGATAGACCAATTGCGGCGGCTGCTGGTTTCAATGCGGTACGGTGTGCCGTCTGTTACCCATGCGGATGCGGGCCTTAAATACGGCCGCAATTGCAAGGAGCAGTGGACGCTTAAACTATACGGGCCGGGCAACTGGAAATATCGTGAAGAGCACGGGCTTCCCTTCCCCGAGGTTAACACATGGGCGGGGAAATGGCGTATAAAGCACGGGCATCGTCCAGACGGACGCAAGCGGTGGAGGCGCGGAAAAGACGTTTACTGGGCCAGGGTGAAAAGATGCGAGGAAATTAAACCCACTGAATATGTTTATGATATTGCGCTTGACGTAGCACCACATGACTTTGTAACAGTTAACGGCGTAGTCCATAATAGTGAATTCGGCAAAATTGCAGCGGCGTATCCTGAAAAAGCTAGAGAAATTAAGACTGGTGCGTTTAATACAGTCCAGGCCGGGGAGTTAATCTGGGTTGAAAGCACGGCGGAAGGACAAGAGGGTGCATTCTATGACATGTGCGAGGTCGCTCAGGAGAAGGACCGGCAAGGGGTTAAGATCACGCCGCTTGACTTCAAATTTCATTTTTTTCCTTGGTGGAAGCACCCCGAGTATCGACTTGACGCTGGCGATCTTGTCATACCCAGCCCGATTGAGCGATATGTTGAGGGGCTGGGCGACGAGCATAACATCCACCTTGAAGACGACCAGGTAGCATGGTACGTCAAGAAGTCGGAGGTGCTGGGCAGTGATATCAAGCGGGAATTCCCCTCTACAGCGGCAGAGGCTTTCGAGGCGAGTATCGAGGGGGCATACTACGCAGATCAGATGGCAAGAGCGGATGGGGACGGGCGAATTACTAACGTGCCTCACGATTCGGCGGCCAAGGTCGAGGTCTGGCACGATCTTGGCATTGGCGACAGTACCGTGCAGTGGTATATCCAACGGGTTGGAAAAGAAATCCACGTCATAGACTATTATGAAAATTCTGGCGAGTCACTGGCCCACTACGTTAACAAGATATCAGACCTTGGCAAGCCTATCGAGGCCGGTGGAAGGGCTTTCGACTACGAAGCCTACGTCTTCCCCCATGATGTCAAGGCGAGAGAGCTTATCGCGGGGAAAACACGGGAAGAGACATTGCGGTCGCTTGGTATCAGTGCTAGTGTGATACCGCAGCACAAGGTGGAGGATGGAATTGAGGCGGTTAGAAACCTGTTGCCGAGATGCTGGCTCGATGCGTCTAAGTGCAGCGAGGGTATCAAGCATCTTAGGGCTTACCGGAAGGACTGGGACGAGGCCCACGGCACCTGGAAAAACAAGCCGAGGCATGATGCATCTAGCCATGCTGCTGACGCCTTCCGCTACGGTGCAATGTTTAGAGGGCGGCGACCGCGTGATCCGAGTGTCAAGGTCTACCCGGAGCTCGGTAAATACTAACGTAATGTGGGGCAAGTACAAATGAGGCTAGTGCTGCTCATAGTCGGCCTGATCATCCTGCCCGCGCTTATCCTGATCGGCCTAAGCCACGTCAGGTTTATGCGGCGCAAGATAACGCCACAGGTGCGGCACGACTGGAAGGACGACCTGCTGATTTATGAGGAGTGGCCCAAGACAGACCGTCCAAGGGGGTTGATGTGAATGACCAAAACTGGGACGACCTGCTGAAGCGGTGCGCCCTGTTGGGGGTGGGTATCCTGTTTCTTCTGGCCCCGTTTTTTTGGTGGGGCGTCACTGTGATTCTCGGATGAAAGACACCAAACTGGACTTCCTGAAGGAGCCGCAGCTTGAAAAGGCCGAGATGCTCGATCTGCCGAAGGAAATATACAGTGCCATTGAAGGCCGACTTAGTAGGTACGCTTTCGGGTTGGACGAAACGAAAGGGCTGTCCCGACTGCTACAGGATGCCCGTGAGAAGCCGTTTGTACGAAGTCGGCCCACCGATACCGCACTTAGTAAGGAATATCGGCGGTGGGGTCGGTGTGGTTAACAAGATAACCTTGAGGTGAGATATGGACACAGAAATAATGGGCACAAGTTTTGGTATGAGTACATTTCCAATTGTCGGCGGCGAGGGGCCATGACCGACTACACCATTCCAATTCCGCTTCCGCCCTGTCCTGGTTGGCCGGGCAGGCCGCCGGGTAAAGGCACAGTAATGTAATCGCCCGAGGGCGGGGTTAGCGGCGAATGCTGACAGCCTGATAATGCCGGTCTAAGTCGGCTGCGTACCGGCCCGTTAACCCATTTAATGCTGCGGTGATATATCCAACGGCAATGTCTTGAGTCGGGTGATGTCGTAAAATGGTGAATGCCCGGCCCGCAGCACTTTAACTAAGATCAACACGTTGACCTTAGCCCCTTCGGGGGCTTTTTTCTTGGAGTATGCATGAGCGAGCAACCCGTTTACGAGAGCGGCTCCTATCGTGCCAGCGCAGGCCCGTCATTAAGCACCAAAGTTGCGCGCGGCGAGAAGATGACGGAGCAGGAATTAAAGGCCATTGTAGACAGGGAGATACGCCAGAGCATCGACTATATCGACGGGGAAATCGGCAACGACCGTAGACTGGCGATAGACCTGTACTACCAGGAGCCGTTTGGCAACGAGCAGGAGGGCCGCAGCGAATATGTAAGCAGTGATGTGCAGGATACCGTGGAAGGCATGATGCCGTCGCTGATGGAGATATTCGGGTCCGGCGACGAGGTGACCAGTTTTTCCGCAGTCGGGCCGGAGGACATGGAGGCTGCCGAGCAGGCCACCGATATGTGCAACCATGTCTATCAGAATGACAACGACGGCTACACCAACACCTCCGACTTCATCAAAACCGGGTTGCTGCAAAAGCAGGGGGTGATGAAGATATGGTGGGACGACACCCCCATTACTAAACGGGAGACAATTGAGAATCTGAATTCGTTGCAACTCCAGGGCATGATGGAGGATGACGGGATAGAGTTGGTCGAGCATACCGAGAAACCCGCCCCGCAGGAGTTGATGGAATTCTTCCCTGATGGTGTTGCCCATGACGTGACGATCATCAGGACCGCTGAAAACGGCAGGGTAAAACTAGCGGCAATTCCACCCGAGGAGTTTCTTATCTCCCGGCGCAGTGTAAGTCTGGATGAGTCTCGCTTCCTCTGTCACAAGGTCCAGCGCACTAGAAGTGAATTGTTGGAGATGGGCTTCGATCCTGATATAATCGCAGGACTGCCAACCCATGACGAGCAGGACTACAACGAGGAGCGACAAGCAAGATTCCAGGACGAAGAGTGGCTGGATGGGGAAGATACGCTGGACCCTGCGTCTCAGATCATTTGGACCTATGAATGCCATATGAATATCGACTGGGACGGGGACGGCATCCTGGAGCGGCGGCAGGTTACTGTGGCTGGAAGTGGATACACCCTGCTCGAAAATATCGAGGAGGACGACCACCCGTTTGTAGACTGGACGCCCATCAAGATGCCGCACAAGTTTTTCGGGCGGTCTATGGCGGACTTGACCAGCGATATCCAGGCAATTAAAAGCACGCTAGTTAGGATAGGAAATGACAATGCCTACCTCATTAACAATGCGCGCTCTGCCATATCCAATGCCGTGGACCTCGATGACTGGTTGGTTAACCGGCCTGGCGCTGCCGTACGAGTTGACACTGAAGGCCCCGATGTTGCCGGGCACATTACGCCTATCATTACGCAGCCCCTTGGCGATGTCGTCCTACCCATGTTGGAGTACTTCGATAACGTGCGGGAAGTCCGCACCGGGGTTGCGCGGTACAACCAAGGGCTAAACCAGGACGCGCTCCATTCCACCGCTACCGGGGCCAATATCATAATGAATCAGGCGCAGAAGCGCATGCTTCTGATTGCCCGCAACGTGGCCGAGATGGGCTTCAAGCGCATTATGAAGAAGATATTACGCTTGTTGATAAACCATCAGGACCGCGCACGCACTATCCGGCTCAGGGGCAAGTGGGTGGACATCGACCCCCGCAGTTGGAATGCCGACATGGATGTTACTGTAAATGTCGGGCTGGGGCACGGGACAAAGGAAAGCCAGGCCCAGTCGGACATGCTCATCCTACAGTTGCAGCAGCAGATCATCCAGATGCAAGGAGGCATCCAGGGACCATTCGTCATGCCGGACGATGTGTTTACCGTGCTGAAGCGGGTGGCGAAGAATAACGAATATCATCCGGATACCATCTTTACCGATCCCAAGGGGCAACCGCCACCGCAGCCGCAGCAAGACCCGAAGGCGATGGAAGCGCAAGCGAAGCTGCAACTGGAGCAGCAGAAATTCCAGATGGACGCCGAGGCCAAGAAGCAGGAAATGCAGATGAAGCAGGTCGAGATGCAAACCGAGCTTCAGCAGGACAGGGAAAAGGCCAGTGCGGATATTGCATTGGAGCGGGAGAAATTCCTTGCGGATATCGCACTCCAGCGGGAGAAATTCCAGGCCGAGATGGCGCTGGAAAGCCAGAAGGTGGCGGGGGACTTGGCGGTCAAGCAGGCGAGCGCAGAGCACACTGCGGGGCTCAAGGAAGCGGAGCAGGAAAGCAAGCGGGCGGCAGAAGCATTAGCGGCAGAGAAGTCAAACGGCGAAGATAAGAAGCCCACCGTTAATATCAAGGTAGAGGCCCCCGAGGGGACGGTGGCAAAACAGACTTAGAATTCCTCGCCCAGCAATGGGCCGAGGATGCGCGAGGGTAATGCGGAAACCCCGTCCGATGTTGCCTGCGGCTGCAAAGCCCCCCGGGTCGGCACTGCCCGGGGACGCGCCTCAATTGGCTCACTTAAAGGGCCCTATTGTCTCACTTAACGCGGATATTGTCACGGATAAGGTTAACAAGGAGTGGCTTGGCGAAGCGCTGGCCCAAGCTGAAAAACGAGCAAAGCAGCGCGATGAGGAGGCTCTTATGATCCTCCTACTAGCAATGGAGTAATGCATGCCAAGTATGTTTGACCGGCCCAGTATGTTTGGAGGAGGGGCGGTTAGACAGCCACATGCGCAAGAGATTGAGTATTTTAAGGTAAATCCCGGAGTTGCTGGCATGGCAACAGAAGATGGGCGTGTTGTTTTAAATCCGTTTATTGATCTAAAGCCGCAAGAGCGGGAGTCTGTCGTTTTAAACGAAATGGCTCGCCTTAAAATGCGCGAAGAGATGCAATCACAGCGCCCTGACTTTAAATTAACTCCGCAACAAATACGGGGGCTGATGGGGACGCCCTATCAGGATAATCCTCAAGCTTCTCGGGAAACAATAGCGGCACGCCTTTTGTCGGGCGACCCATCGTCAGGGTTACAGACATTCGATCAAATGGATTTTGTGCGCGGCTTGGCGGCGCGTATGGGTATCAATCAACAAAGGGGCCTCGCGGGCGCTGGCCGTGGCCTGAATAATTAAAGCAGCGCAAACAAACTGGAGTAGAATATGACACACGGCAAAACTTACGAAAAAGGCGTTTCCGTCAGCACCAAGAAGCAGTCTGAGGGCAACGACAAGCTGAAGACTTCCCGCCTCAACAGTGGTGGCGACCACTACTGGAAAGGCAAGCGGTCCAAGGCGAAGATGCTGAAAGGCATGAAGTACTAATGAAAGGCCGTAAGCACCGCGCAGTAGGGGCTTACAAAGGCGAGCCGCTGCAAAAGGGCTCGACCAAGGGCGGCGACAGTTATGCCGTCACCGGCAGCGACACCTACGACAAGGGGACTACATTGTCCTCCATGTCATTCAAGGGTGAAAACCACCGCAGCGCAGATCGTTGGGTTGCGGCCAAGAAGGTTGGACACCACACCTCGTGAATCTTGACGAGGAAGGTGCGGAGGTAAGGAAGGAAACCAGAGGTCGTCTTGCAGACCAGATGCAGGACAACGAGGTCTTCCGTGACGCAATTCAGAAGTTGCGCGACCGCGCCTTGCACGACTTTAAAACAGCGGAGCCGAATGACGCAGAGGCCCTGATGACCGCCCGCTTGCGGTTTGCGGTGGTCGAGCAATTCATCCGCGACATTGTTTATGTAAGCAAGACGGGCAAACTCGCCCGCACCGCTCTCCAGCACTGGCGAGAAAAGGTCCAGCAAGCGAAGGAGCGAAAACGCAGCCAGTAACCTTCGGGACTGGCGAAGGCCGCAGCGATGCGTCCGATTCCCTTAGATGGAGTTACCAATGTCAGAAGATACAGCATCCCCGGAAGGGACTGTAACGAGCGTCGATATCCCGGCCAAGAGTTTAGACGGCTCGGATGCGGCGGCCCTAGACCTAATCGAAAGTCGGCTCTCTCCATTCCATGGAGGACCAGAGCGGACTGACGAAGACCCCGATGAGATTACCCCTGTAGAGGAATCTCAAGCGGAGGATGCAACCGAGGAAGTCCCTGCGGAAACAGAGGCCGAGGAAGCACCCGAAACGGAAGAAACTGAGGTAGAAGAGCCTACCGAAGAGCCCGAGTGGGTATTGCCCGAGGAATGGACCGTTGACGAGATGGCTGAGGCCATTGGGGTTGAGCCCGATGCGCTGAAGAAAAGTCTCAGACACGGCGACCAGTCCTTGGACGATGCGCTCAAGGGTACTCTAAGGGAGGCCGACTACACTCAGAAAACCCAAGCGTTGTCTGCCGACCGCAAGGCCTTCGAGGCCGAGCGCGAGGAAACAACGCAACAGTGGCAGCAACGGTTTCAGCAGATCGACAATATCGGAGCCCTGCTTGCCCAGCAATTGGACACCGGGCCGACTGAGGAAGACCTACTCAGGCTACTCGACCCCAACATGGCCGAGTATGATCCGGACAGCTACCACAGGCTCAAGGCCGAGCGTGACCTGAAGATGAGCGGCATGCAGGAATTCGCCGCGCAGCGACAGCAACTCATGCAGCAGGCCGCCGACGAGCAGCAGCAGAAGATACAAGCATATCGTACCGAGCAGCAGGAAATTGCTCGCACGAAACTGCCTGAATTAGCCACCCAAGAGGGCACGGCGAAATTCCAGGCCAGGCTTGAGGATCAACTGCCGCAGCATTTCGGCTTCTCGGTAGAGGAAGTAGGCCAGTGGATGAATGGCGCATGGGATGTGCGTCAGCTTCAACTGATCGACGCCGCGTTGAAATACATGGCGTTAGAGACCAAAAAGCCTGAATTGGCTAAGAAGCTGAAGCCGCTCCCGAAAGTCCAAAAGCCGGGTGTGCAGCAAGGCAAGGCCGATACGACTGCCAAGGACCAAGCCGCCCTCCGTAAACGCTTGAAAACCGGTACACGCCAGCAACGCGATGAGGCTGCGCTGGGGATGATGGACCGGATGTCCCTCTTCAAGGAGTAACACATGACGCTAACTACAAATGTGTTTACCCAATTTGATGCGGCGGGCAACAGAGAAGATTTGAGCGATTTCATTTGGGACGTAAGCCCAACGGATACGCCCTTTGTCTCCTCGATTGCCAAGACCACATCAACTGCGGTTAAGCACGAATGGATGACCGACGCATTAGCAGATGCGGCGTCTAACCAACAGTTGGAAGGCGACAGCATTAGTGCTGCGGCTTCCACGGCAACCACGCGCTTGGATAACGTAAACCAGATCAGCTACAAGGCTCTGGGCGTTTCCGGCACGCAGGAAGCCATCATCAAGGCCGGGCGCAAATCAGAATTAAAATACCAAATTCTGAAGTGCTCAAAAGAGCTAAAGCGTGGAATTTTTTATCGCGCCCTTGCTGCGTAAGCAGTAAGTTAACATCCCGTGAATTGCTGGGAGCCCTTCGGGGTAATCAGCAGCCAAGCCGCCACCGAAAGGGGCGGACGGTCCAGAGACTAGGCCATGGAGCCCTTCGGGGCAGTAAAGGTCCACGAGCGCGGGACACCCTTCGGGGTGATGATATAGTCCGATACTCCGGTGAAAACCGGAGACTGAGGATAAAGAGCCTCAGATAACATCTGGATATCGAATTAGCTCTTCTGGCTAGCAACGCCAAGGTTACTGGTAACACCACGACGGCCCGTGAGACTGCGGGTTACCCGACCTGGATGCTGACCAACACCAACCGTGGCACTGGGGGTGCGAATCCCACCGGCGACGGCTCCGATACGCCCACCAACGGCACCAAGCGTGCGTTTTCCGAGACTATCGTGAAGGACGTGCTGCGGCAGTGTTTCGAGGAAGGCGGCGATCCGGACTGCATCCTTGCCGGGCCTGCTCACAAGCAGGACTTCAGTGGCTTTACCGGCAACGCCACACGCTTTAAGGGTGCTGAAGACAACACCCTTGTCGCTTCAATTGAAATTTACAGGAGCGATTTTGGCGATTTGCAAGTAAAACCAGCAAGATATCTAAACGGCGTCAGTGGTACTGACACCACGGGTATCCGTGAAGCGTTGGTGATCCAGACCGATATGTGGGCATTAGCTACGTTGCGTGCGCCGCATATGTTTGATCTCGCCCGAGATGGCGATAGCGAAAGGCGCGTTGTCTTAGCTGAGTACGCACTCGAATCCCGCAATGAGAAGGCCAGCGGCATAGCAGCTGACCTGAGTTAGAGCGAGGGAAAGGAGAAACCTATGAAGAAAATCCTTTCAATTGCTCTGGCACTCACTCTTGGACTGTTTGGCCTGGCTTATGCCGGGTACAACGTGCAGGAGCCCGACTGGGGTGGATCAAGCATGGTCCACACCGATGGTAGCTCTATCGGCCACGGTGACGCCGGAATGGCGTTTTCCGTTACCGGCATTGATAGTGCAGCCACCTACTATGTCACGAGCGCCAAGAATGGGCGGATTACCAAAATCTTCGCCGCTCTTGGTACTGTGTTGGCATCTGGGCCTAGCCCGGTCTTTACAATCTTCATCGACAAAGAGTCCGACGCAGTAGGGCAGTTTAGCCGGGTCAGCGACCTGTCTAACGAGTCCTTGGCGGACCTTTCGCAGATTGTCTGGGCCGACGATGGCATCGCGACGGGCACGGCAGGGTCGCAGACCTTTGTCGTATTCGCTGCGAAGGTCACTAGCTCGTATATCAGCGCGGGCGATGTGATTGCCATTGTAGGCGACGGCGGTGGAGTCGGCGGACTGGACGCCACATTCACTATCGTTATCGAGTAGAATGGGCTGGCTCGCGGCAATACTGATTGTCGCGGGCCTTTCCCTTCACGGGGTTGGGACGTTTAACCCCGACCCGCCTAAATGGCTGGCGATCTACGGCTTTTTCCTGGTCTTTAGTATCTGGCTGTTTTTTGCCAAGCCCAAGATGACCCCCGCTGTATGGGGTTTGCTGGCATTTCTATGCTGGTGCGCTTTAAGTCTCCTGTGGTCGCCTGATTGGCGCGCAGGGGTGTTGCGCCTTCAGCATCTAGCCGCACTCTCGGGAGTGTTTTGCTGGGTGTTGTGGGCGAAGCATCCGTTGAAGGCAATATTGCCTGCAGTTACCATATCGGGAATTCTCGCGGGCGGTTTTTATCTCTACCACGACCAGAAATTCTGGGCCGGATACGGGAATGAGGTGTTTCTGGCGGAATATCTGATACTGAGCCTGCCGTTTTGCCTGTGCGCCATACTTTCCAGCCGCCGCTGGGTGCAAGTGTGTGGCATTTTTGCAACAATGGCCGGATTAGTACTGCTAACGCTAAACCTCTCAGACACCCGCTGGGCGGCGCTGGGTGGCTTTTGCGTGCTTTGGCTACTTTGGCACCGGAAATGGTACTATGCCGCCCTATCCGTCCTTATACCGCTCAACGGGGCACTTCTGGCCGGGTGGTTTAGCGGCGAGACGCTCAGCAGCATCAGGGACAGGGCGGAAATCTGGTACAACACATCTGTTATGTGGCTGGATTACCCCTTGTTTGGAGTTGGAATAGGTAATTTCAACTATGTCTACTACAGATATCAGGAAATGCATACGGAGGTATTCACTTGGGGGACGCTGTTAAAAAGAGCGAATGTGTATGCGGGAGCGGCTCACAACGAAGGCTTACAAATGTTGGCCGAGTTAGGGGCCGTTGGGCTGTTGTTGCTCCTTATTTTCATGACCCTATGTTTATACCGCAGTCGGAGTGGTCTTGGCCTGTCGATACTCGCATGTGCCCTCGCTGTGGGGAGCCTAGGTTTCCCGACGCAAAACCCGGCGACGGCCCTGCTGATCGCGATGGGGATGGGTCTTGCGGCTAGGGAGGTACGTTATCCTGCTTACCGCACTGTCGGTGCTCGTATCGGGGGTGTTTTGGTTTCAATCCCTGCGGCACTTTGGGGCGGCACGGGCCTTGATAAGGACCAACGCTTTCGCCGCATTCAAGGCCGAGATGGCCGCGCTGGAAATATACCAGCTTGATCCCACGATACGAAAGAATTTAGCCCTGATCCTGGTTACCCTGGTTGCCGAAAGACCGCCCGGGAAAGTGCAGATCGGCCCGAAGGCGGCGGACAGGGCACATGCGATATCCTCTACAGCGGCCAAGCACAGTCCTGCGGTGCTGATGATCAGGGCAAACTACCTGCTGAAGTCGGGTAGGTGGGAGGAGAGCAACGAAATTAACGAGGTGCTGAAAGAGCTACGTCATCACGGCACTTTGCACTCGGGCACATGGCTGGTGGAAGCGATGCACGCGGCCAAGGTAGGTGACCCGGCTAGGGCGGCCAGGGCTGCCGAGAAGGGGCTGCGACTGCCCAACGCCCATCCAGACCACCGGATTAGATTCAACAGGCTCTTGGAGGCTTTCAGGAAAATGCGACATGAATAAACTGCGAATGGCGATCTTCTGCATTGCTCTGGCGTTTACGGCCGAGGCAATGGCGGATCATCTTCTCTACCCGGCGACCGGTACGGACGATAGTCTTACCACCGGGGCTACTTTTATCCACGACGAGGAGCCTCTTGGCCCCCATACGGAAGCCTTGCGTATCGTGGCTGATGAGGCGTCCTTTATCATGCTGGGGGTAAGCAGTGGTATTGGCGACAATCAAGAGGGTATCGCCAGCAATACTACCGGCTTCTTCATCCCGGCGGATACCGAGATTATCATTGGCGTACACGGTGGAGAATACATCTCGGCCCGCGCCAGCGATACGGGTGGGATGATTTATCTGCACGAATTGACTCGGTAGTGAGGCGACTACTTAGCCGCGACCTCTTCTCGGGGGTTTCGGAAATAGCCCACATTGACGAGTCGAGCGGGCGAGTGGTGGTGGAAAGCGTCCAAGACGTACAGGCTGTTATAGACCGTAATAAGTCTCTTGCCTCCGAGAGCGACGGCTATACAGCCGACCGGACGATGCGCCACGAGGCGTCCATTCCCCCTAATATCTATGTGTTGTGGCTAACCGAGGGGATGCCTCACGGCGGTCGTGAGCAGTTGGAATTCATCGACAAGAAACTAGCCGACCCCAACTGGGCGCATCTGTCGGTACACAAGAAGTCAACCAGAGTGGGGTGGATTAAGTAATGGCTGAAATCACAACCTACGGGACTCTCCAGGACGCCATTGGTGATACGCTTAATAGAAGCGAATACAAAAATGCCGGGGCTGATGTGGCTGACACCAAGGGGTGGATTGCTTTGGCCGAGGACACGATAGCCCGTGACGAGCGTATCCGGGTCAGGGAGATGGAGCATACGCTGGACCTGTATGTCACGGCTACAATTAACATCAGCGACGATGATGTGGCCGGTACTGCCAATGCCATTACGTTAACCCCCGATACGGCTGCAACGGCTTATACGGCAGGGGACAGCTATTCGTTTAAAGCCACAAACACAAATACTGCCGCTACCACGGTGGATATATCCGGTTTGGGCACGAAAAGCATTGTGGACGAGGACGGCAGCACGGCCCTGGAAGCTGGGGCCATTGTCGATAACGCCAACTATCATATCTACTACGACGGCACTTCCTTCCTGCTTATTCCTCGCGGCTCAGTCCCGCTTCCCTCCCGTTTTTTAGCTGCCAGAAACCTGTATCTGGACACCAACCCTGTGCGTGTACTTGAGTATATGGCCCCCCATCAGTTTTGGCAGATCAAGGCGAGCAACACCACTGGTCGTCCGGTGGCTTATACCATTACGGGGGAGAGGCTTATTCTCGGCCCGGCGAGTGACGCTACTCGGCAGATCAAGATGAATTACTACCGCCGTAATGCTGCGTTGTCGGCAGACAGCGACACCAACTGGATCATTGACGATGCGTCCATGCTGCTACTGTCGGCAAGCATGATAGAGGCGGTGATGTTTTTGCGGAATGACAGCGCAGTGCTGAAGTGGGCGGCACGGTATGACGATATGGCCGATAGAATTAAACAGGCGAATAAGAAGGACAGGTTTAGCGGTGCACCGCTGGTGAGCAGGTCGGATAGTATTATCGAAGGGAGCCGAGCAGCAGGGTCGAGAAGGCTGCGGACGTAATGGCCGACCTGTTTGACAGGGCAATGAAGGTAGGGCAGGGTATTGCTGGGCCTGCGTGGAAGCCGCTTATGAGTGCTGCGAGCATGTTTGACCCTCAACCGATCCATGATGCTGTGGAGCAAGCACGACGGCAGTTTATGAGTGGGCAGGGGGCTTTAGGGGCATTAACTGCTGCTGGTGTTGGCTTGGGTATGACCCCGATTGGGCGGGGTTTGAAGTTTCGGCTAAATCATTCCCGCTCTATTAGCGCCCTTCGTGGCGATAAGGAGGTGGGGCGGGTTTCTTTGGCTGACGACGGTCCTTATATTGGCAGCATTTCTGTCGTGCCAAAGTTTAGGGGGCAAGGGGTGGCAAAGGAGCTTTATGAGCAAATTGAAAAACTGGCAGGCGAGCAATTAATACCCTCGCCAATGGGGCTAACGGATAGAGCTAAACAGATATGGAAAAAGAGGTTGGCTGCAATGAAACCGTCAGAGGCAAAACGACTAGTCAGTCGATCATTTGAGATAGGACGACAGAAGGGGGTTAAGGAGGAGTGGCTTGAAGATTGGTTGGGTGGATTACTTGGTGATGTAAAATAGCGCGTGTGCTTGAATCCTTGTTTATGCCTTATGGTCATCTGGGTTTGTAAACGGACATTCTGACTTGATTTCTTCGCCCAAGATTAATTCTCGGTGTGCTAAATCAACAGACCGGTTGATTGCCTCTTCAATTGTGTCAGCATCGACTCGATATCTGACAGCGTTGCTTCCTTCAGCGCAAACAACTGCTGTCGGGCATGTTGGCTCTGTCAGAGTGTGGTGGACCGTTAGCGTCCAGTCATCTCCAGTCTTGTCGTAAAGCTCGCCAAGCGCCTCGATCTTTTCGTGGTTTATTTCTGTCATTGTCTAGCCCTCGTTTATGCACCTCATTTCGTACTAAGTCTCGCATACAAAGTTTAGGCTGTAAAGGAAAATAATGGCACTTGTCGCCACGCTAACACAGCGGTTTCAGGCTATACAGGATAGTATGCAGCCGGAAAGTCGTCAGCCGGGCATGGTGCCGTTTGGCGAGTATCTGCCGGATCAGGCCGACTTTAACAACCCCGGCTGTACTGACGCTCTAGGGGTGCTGCCGGACATCAACGGTTTCAGGCCATTCAAGGACTTGACTGTAACTAGTGACGCTTTGAGCGCCCGTGCAAGGGGGCTTGGTGCAGCGTCCGACACCGGGGGTGCTGTCAGTATCTACGCAGGCGACCAGGATAAACTATACCATCTTATCAGAAATGGCTGGGTGGATATCAGCAAGTCGGGTGGGTATTCGGGTACAAGTACAAGCGACAGCGAGTGGCAGATGGAAGCCTTCGGGCAGACCTTCATAGCCACCAACTTCGACGATCCAGTGCAAAGCATAGCTATCGGCGGGACGGTATTTGCGGACCTGATCGACAGCGCGGACACGCCCAAGGCCAGACATCTCGGCGTGGTCAGGGAGTTTGTTGTCTTGGGCAATACCAGCGATGGTACGGACGGCATTAAGCCGGAAAGGGTGTGGTGGTCGGGCATTAATGATGCGACGGACTTTACACCTGCTGCGAGTACGCAGTGCGACTTTCAGGATATTCCCGAGGGCGGTTGGGTCATGCGTATCGTGGGGGGTGTCGAGTATGGGTTGATATTCCAGGAGCGGCGTATCAGCCGGATGACCTATGTCGGCAGCCCACTAGTATTCAGAATAGACGCTATCGACAGAAAGCGCGGCACGCCCATTTCGGGGTCAGTGATAGGCCACGGCAGAAATGTCTTCTTTATCTCCGAAGAAGGGTTTATGGTAACGAATGGACAAAATACCACTCCCATTGGTGACAACCGAGTCGACCGCTTCTTTTGGGACCAATTCGACACCCAGTATATCTCCAGAGTATCAGCGGCTATTGACCCACTCAACAAGTTGGTTATGTGGGCGTTTCCCGGCACGGGCAATAGTGCAGGCACCCCGAATAAGATACTCATCTACTCCTGGGGCACCAACAGATGGAGCCGGGTAGACAAGGACTTGGAGATACTGGGGCGCAGTGTTGACCCCGGCTACACGTTGGATGGACTGGATGATGTCAGCACGGACCTGGATGCTCTTGCCTTTTCGCTTGATAGCCGCGCTTGGACTGGAGGCGATTTTCAGTTGGCAGCTTTCGATACATCGCATAAATACGGCACGTTTGTTGGCTCAAACCTCGCCGCTGTCATCGAAACAAGTGAGTTTGAGCAGGAAGGGCAAAACAGCCAGATCGACAGAGTACGACCACTCGTAGACGGCACCTCTGCTACGATAACTGCTGCTTTAGCCACACGGGATACGCAGAATGAGCAAAGCTCCTTTGGCACGGCTATTGATGACGAGGCCAACGGTGATGTGTCGGTATCCAGTGAGGGCAGGTACCACAAGGTACAGGTTAACATAGCCGCAGGAGGTACGTGGACACGCGCCCAAGGGGTACAGGTATTTAGCACCGTCACCGGCTTTGTCTGATGGCTATATCATCTCCTCGTAAGGACAAAGAGCAATTCACCACCCCGCCGCTATACTATGAGCGTGGCGAAGACCCGGACGACCCCGGGGCCGAGCATCGCCGCCTGCTTGCGGAAGCGGTCATGGAGGTGATGAATGGCAAGATCAACTCCACCGGCAGCTTTACCCTGACGGCTGATGTCACCACAACCACCTTAACCGATGCGCGGATAGGGAGGAATACGGTAGTCCAGTATTTCCCAATTACGGCCAATGCTTCTGCTGAGATAGGAGCGGGTACAATTTACCAAACCCATCCGAATGCAGCGCAGGAGAAGGCTGTTATTAACCACGCGGACAATAGTCAGTCAGATCGCGATTATGTTTTTGTGCTCTTAGGCTGAGACTTTAAATATGGGCGGAGGTTGGGGGTAGAAAGGGCCTTATCGTAGGGCCACTTTTCTAGCCTTTCGCGTAGAGTGCCAATGTTAATACCAAGGTGGTCAGCCCATTCTGTAAGGTTTCTGGTTTTGTTGTCAAATGTTAAATATATGGGATTGCTAGAGTTTTGCGATTGCTCCTTTGGAGTCGCCCAGCGGCAGTTGTCCTTACGATAGCCTTCATCGTTTTTGATTCGATCTATGGTGTGCTTAGAAGTGGTTGGATGTCCCATATCTTCAAAAAAGTTTTGGAATGTTTGCCATTCTTCACAAACAAAAATACCCCTGCCGCCATATTGGGGAAAAGCTGGACTGAGGGGGTTTAAGCAGCGAGCCTTCATTCCACTCCAGATATTGTAAACACGAGTTTCTGTCATTCCGTGTGTGGTACGGAGTTTCTTGCCAACAATTTTGCGAAGACAACCGCACGATTTAGTTACGCCCATCTTTAATCTGGTGGCTCTAACTTTCGTGAGGTTGCCGCAATCGCAAAGACACCTCCACATGGCTTGTCCATCTTTAGTATTGGGCAGCCGAATTTGGGCCGTTAGCATCCCAAATTTCTGGCTTCTCAAATTTGATGTTTCCATTCTAATGGTATAGCAAATAGTAAAGGTGTGGTCAATGGTGCTCGCAGCTACTCCTATTATCCGGTCATCGTCTGAATTTTGGGATCGTATGACGCCAATCGTTGCCCGTGCTTTAGAGAAAAACGCAACTCACAGCTTTGAAGATGTGGCACACGGTATTCGGCGCGGGTGGTATCAGTTTTTTGCCGAAGGAGACTCTTTTATGCTGGGTGAATCTATCCAACACCCCCTTTCAAATTCTTACCAGATATGGCTGGCAGCAGGTGATCTTCAGAAATTGATGGAAATGGAGCCGCACGTTGTCGCTTGGGGGAAAGAGACAGGGCATACAAGGGCAGAAGTTGCCGGGCGCAAAGGATGGGAGCCAGCATTGAAAGACTTAGGCTACAAGCATCACACGACTGTACTGGTGAAGGACATAACGGATGGGTAATGTTTTCGGCGGCGGCAGTAGCAGCCAGCCGCAACAGGTACAAACATCACGGGTGGATCAACAGCCGTGGGCACCGCAGCAGCCGCACCTGAAGAATGTATTTGGCGAGGCGGAAAACCTGTTTCGCAGCGAGATACCGCAATTCTTCCCCGGCGATACCGTAGTCCCGCAGTCGCCCGAGACACTGGGTGCATTGCAGGCCACCACCAATAGGGCGGCACAGGGCAATGTACTCAACCCGCAGGCCCAGCAGTACACATCCGATGTGTTGGGCGGGCAATTCTTGGGCGGCAACCCCTTCTTTGGCGATGCCTTCGAGGCACAAGTCAAACCAGCAGTAAGACAATTCCAGAATGTAGTGCAGCCGGGTATCGACAGCAAGTTTGCCCAAGGTGGTAGGTTAGGTAGTGCCCTACACGGGCAGGCTAGGGGCGATGCAGACGCTACCTTTGCTGAGGCGCTGAGTGATACTGCCGGTAAGTTGGCCTTCAGCAATTACGGGCAGGAGCGGGGGATGCAGCAGCAAGCGGCAGCAGCAGCCCCGGGCATGGCCGAGTTGGACTACAACGATATCAACCGCCTAGCAGGAGTTGGTGGGGCAAGAGAGTCGTTTGCACAGGCGCAGCTTCAGTCAGAGATGGACAGATTTAATTTCGGGCAGCAGACACCATTCAATAAACTCGCGCAGTACAGTGGCTTGGTGGGCGGGCCTATTGCCGGGACCACCACCACTCAGCAGCCCATCTTCAGACAACCGGCGGCTAGTTTCCTTGGTGGTGCTGCATTGGGCGGAAGTATTGGCAATAAGATAAACCCCGATAGCGGGTGGGGTGCTGGACTGGGCGCATTAGGCGGTGGCCTCTTAGGGCTGGGCTTCTAGTGCCCAACCTGTTTAACCAACCGTGGCGCGGTAGTTTGATGGGGCAGCAAGCCCCCGTGCCGTCGTTTGGCGGTGGTGATTGGCGGCAGGCACTACAGGTGCCTTCGGGCGAAAACTACTTTACCCCTCAACGCCCCCCGCCGCAGGCAAGCCCGTTTACACAGCCGGGGGCAGCCCCTCCGCCCACGCCACAGCAGGGGCAAGACCCGTATGCGGGCTATCATCTGCTTTATGACCGACCCTATGGCAATGTAAAGGGCACTGGCATTAAGCCGCCGATGGTGCAGCTTAACGAAGCTGATCTACCCTCGCTTCAGTACGGTAGTGTGGGACAGGTCAGGCGTGATCCGGCTTCTGGCGACGGGGTTAACTATGTCCTCCCGCCGAGCGCAGGGCACATGCCGCCGCCCAATACGGCCCAAGGCTGGGGTAATTATTTTGACCCCTTCTATGATGCTATGAGGGGCAGTCCAATGCCATTCGGCACGCCCCCGGAAGATGCCCCGTATTATCAGTGGGATGTCCACGGGCAACTCCAACCAACCACTCAGGAATACTGGAGACACCTTTGGGAAACAGCAGGAAAGCAATTGCCTAAATTAGCCCGGCAACACCTTGAGCAAGAGCAGGTAGGCGAATAATGAGTTTATCTGAAGTTTTCCTGTTTGATCAAGACGAGGACCAGACTCCCGCGCCTGTGATGTTTGGACAGCCGTCTTCTGGCGGTCCTATGTTTAATGTGTCTCCAAGCAGTACATTATCCAAGGTCGGCTCTTTGGTGCCGGGGGGAAGTTATGCTGGCCGGTTTGCAGGTAACTTAATTGAAGGAAGAGAGCCGGGGGATGCTCTCGCCAACGTACTAGGGCTTCCAAGCCAGACTCCATTTGATGGCGGATACGTTGACACGCCGGGATATGGGTCAGGACGATTTAACGCAAGCCGAGCAGTAGCACCACTTTCGCTGATCCACCCCGCGCTTTCGCTTCTTCAGATGGGCGGGGAGGAAATTGATATTGAAAATAGTCCCATTAACTTTCCCTGGCAGGGTGATGAAGACATTCCGGGCCTTAGTGAAGAGGGCAAGCAAGCCCAACGAGACTTAACCGGCTATAATCTTCTCGGCAAGGGATCAGCTAGAGCATCGAGCATCCCGGTATTGGGCGGGTTACTTTCCTTGCTAGGCTTAGTCCAAGGGTCGCAAGGACAGGAAAACACCCTCCTGCAAACCTTGCATGAGGCGGGCGGACAATTCGAAGACACGGGTACCCCGAGCGGCGAATGGATACCGCCTGAAGGCGTGCCTTGGACGGGCGGTAGTGTGGATTACGATGTCTGGGGTAACGTTGCGGGTACTCCGTGGGCTAACCCCGATACCGCTTTAGACGTTTGGGGCAATGCACTGGGTACACCTTGGGCCAACCCCGATATCTCTGATGCTGGTGGGTTTGTTGCTCCTGATGCAGACCCAGATGTATGGGGCGATGGTTAATGGATAAAGGACATATGAATGGCTTGGCGTAATCAGTGGGTTAACCCCGATACTGGCCGCATTGCTCCCGGCAGCGGCCAACAGGGCGGCGGCTATGATGCTCTTATGCGTCTACTACCATACCTTGGCGCAGGACTAATGCAGGCGGGCGGGCCGCACAGGTTTCAAGACTTAGGCGCACGCTCGCAGGCCATCCCACGGGCGTTGATGGGATATCAGGCCAGCGAGCGGCAACGCACGCAGGATGCCGAGCTAAAGCGGCTGCGGGATGCGCAGATGGAGTTATTGCAAGGGAAAACCGCTGCCTTGCGGGCGGCCAATGCTCCTGCCCCGTATCCGTCCCTGCCCGGTGCTGCGGGCCAACAAAGCAGTGCTCCAGTAACTCCCCCCGATCAGTTTATGAACGCTGCTACGGCACAGGCCGCATGGAATCGAGGTGCAACAGGTGCCAATCCATCTTTAATGGCTTCAGCGCCCGCCACGGCAGGCATGCAGGGACCGGCGGTAACACCGCAAAGGTCTTATGCCACCGCAGCAGCGGCAGGGAATTTGGCGGCAGCAGGCGGGGCTATGCGTCCCCCATCTGCACAGACTCAGCCCAGTCTATCTCCTGCTGCCCAGCAATACTATAAGCAATGGCAGATGCAATATCCTAAGAGCAGGTTTGGTTATCCGAGTTTGCCGGGAAAATTGTCGGGCGCACAACAGCAAGCCGCAGTGGCTCAATTGCGGAAGGGGCTTGATACACTTGCCTTGCGTGCCCCCAAGACCCCCAAAGCCCCAACACTGCATACTTTTCCCATGCCCGATAATAAACAACAGACACGGCAATGGACCCCCGAAGCCGGATGGCAGCCGGTCCCAGGCACGACACAGCCTCGTTGGAAGCCGTCTGAAACTGGCGGCAAAAAGCCCACTCGCGAGCTTTCTCTTCCCAAGGGCATGGTGCAGGACCAAAGGCTAGTAAAGGGCAAGTGGGAGAATGTCGGAGAAAAATATCCCCGCTTTAAGCCGGGGGCTGAAGAAAAGGACGACTGGACGTATCTCGGGCACGTTAGGGACGAAAAGGGCAAGCATGTGGGGACCGGCTGGGCCAATAAAAAGAATAAGAAAATGGTGGTTACTACTGGGGACGGTAAGGAGATTCCGTGGGAAAAGGGCTTTAGGACTCGCTCCAAAGCCATTACCGATAGAGGTTATTTGACCGGGCAAGAATTTAAGAAGCATCTGGGCGAAATGTCCACGGAAGCCGGGCAATTAAGGGCTATGGAGCGTTATATGGGAAGCGTTAAGAATAGCCGTGTTGGCTGGCGGAAGGTTGCTGACCAAGTTGTGGGCAAATTCAAAACTATCTTTGCTCGGCCCAAGGGGAAGGAAGAGCTTGAGGCGGCTGTTGCTAAGGGAGAGTTGCAGGGAATGATTGGTGCCCTGCGCGTCCAGACCCTAGGGGGCGGCGTTGTAACTGAATTCGACGCCCAAAGATTGTTGCTTCGCGCAGGCGGCGATGTCGGTCTTTTCCAAGACCCGGTAGTCGTTGCACGACTGCTGAGGGAGCTTTACGCTGAAAAAGCCAACTACTACAATGAAGACCTTTTGCCCATTTACAATATGCAACTTACACTCCCAGCCTATAGTCGGATGAAGGAGAGAAAAGCCTTTAAAATGGACACTAGTATATTTGAGTCTGGCGAGTCCAGCAGGGAAGAGGCGGCAAAAGCACAAAAGTTGACTATCCTTCCAGGGGGGACCGATGGCTGATCCGGATGTTTTTGATGTTAAACCCCAGACCCCTAGCACGCCGACCCTTGCTGTGGACGACCAGGGCAACAAATACGAGTGGAGTGAGGGCGAAAGAAAGTGGGTGCCCCATCTTACGGGCCTAGAAAAGTCAGGTAAGTTTATCTATGACATGGCCAAGACCATAGGACAGGGTGCGTCCGGTGATTATATGGACGAGGCTATGGCGTCCGTTAAGGCCGCGCTTGGCCCGCGCTCGTATGAGGACTATTGGCGAGAGGAGCAGAAAGGACTTGAGGAAATTCCTTGGGGGCGCTCCGCGACAGGGAAGTTGATAGGCGGTGCTGCTGCTACCGTTGGTGCCGGTAAACTTGTGAAAGGGACCAATATAGCAAAGCGTGCTGCAAACCTTCCAGAATGGCTCAAAAGTATAGGCTTGGGAGGCCTATGGGGCACCCTTTACGGCTCTGGACAAGCCGCGCCTGGGGAGCGGATACAGGGCGGGGCGGCTGGAGGTCTTACCGGCAGCGCCACGGGTGGGATTCTCCACGGCGCGCAGGCTGGGGGCCAAAAAGCATTTGACGCCGCCAAGAATTACTTTGGCTCTCGCCTTTTCCCGCAACACCAGGCTCCCAAGAATGTTGGGCAGGCACTATTCCAGCATGACAGAATGACGCCCAACACCGCATACTCTGCTGTTAGGACGCTTGGGCCTCACGGAATGTTTTTGGATGTGGGGCGGGGCAGGACAATGGGACTGGCTCAAAACATTATCGCGCAGGGCGGTCCCAATGCTGACCTTATTACCGATAAACTGCGTGAGCGCCAAGAGGGGCATGTGCCGAGACTTGCCACGGCGGCTCAAAACCTTCTCGGTATGGGGGATATCGAAGAGGCCGACCTTAATTATATGCAGCAACTTCGTGACAGCGCCTCTTCTCATTACACTCCGGCTTACAAGGCACACCCAAGCCTTATGTCGCCAGTCCTAGAGGGCATCCTAGATGCCCCGGATGCTAAAAGGTTTATCGCTCGCTCCAAGTATCTAGCTGATACTCTTCGTGCGGCAGGAAAAACAAAATGGCTTGGCCCCGTTGACGATGAATTAACCGAGTTAATGCGTTGGCGGCGGGACGCCGGGATTGGTCCTAAATTTGAGCGTCCTGGTGTTGCAAGCGGGTTTTCACTGGAAACATGGGACCACATTAAGAGGGGGATGGACGGGCTATTAAATTCCAAGGCATATCAAAATAAATGGGGGAGGCTCAATGATAAGGGGCACGCCCTTAACGAGCTTAGAAAGTCTCTTGTAACCGAGTTGGATAAACTTACCGGCGGTGAGGAGGGACTTTATGCACAGGCCCGAAAACAGTATGGGGGGGATGCCGAGGTTATCAATGCTCTTCGCGAGGGGCAAAAGGCCCTCCGTAAACATCCTAATGCGATAAAGCACGAAACTAAGAATATGGACAAGGCTTCGCTTGAGGCTTACCGGAATGGTGCATCAAGGGCCTTGCTTACCATTATTGAGGCGAAGGGGGATGATACCAACGCCGCTAAACGTGTTTTCGGCGATACCCTTATGCGGAAACGCTTAGAAGCGATATCGGGCGGCAAGTCAGACTTCCGGCGCTTCGCTCGCGCCGCTACGGGTGAGATGACAATGTGGGATACGTGGAAGGACGCCGGAAGGCCCGGCAGCGGTGATCCCGCCGAGGCAGCACTAAAGTTACAGGCAGGTCATGCGGGGGCCATTACGATGTCGGCCACGGATATACTGCCTGGGTCTGGTCTGGTCCGTGCCAGTGCTGGGCGGCAAGCTGCCAGAGCCTTGGTAGGCGATCCCGATGAAATGAATGACCTTGTTGCTCGCATTATCACAACTAGAAGCCCATCGGCTCAACAACATGCGCTGGATAAAATGACACCTCAGATGAAGAAAACCATTGCTAGACACCCTTATTTGCGCCTTCTGATATTAGGAGCAATACAAAACAACGTCCCTGGCGCTGCCGCTGTTGCAGGATACGAGTGGTTAGCACAATGAAACGACTTCTAGTCATCGCGGGCCTGCTTACCTTTGCCGCCTACGCATGGGCAGCGGAGTTGCAAGACACCAGCACGACGGACGCCAGCAACACCGACTCCAGCTTTGGCTTTCCAGAAAATATGAGCCCGTCGAGTCTCAATGATAATTTAAGAGCATATCAGGGCCAAATCCGCAGGTGGCTAGGCGACAACGACGGCTCCATTATCGCCACGGGCAGCACATCCAACACCATCCTTATTCCGGCCACCACCAGCCACAGTGCCTATTTCGACGGCTTTGTCATAGCCTTTGAAAGCGACATCGCCACCACGGGCGCGGTTAACATCAACGTGGATAGTCTGGGCGAGGTTAGCCTGCTGAAGAATGGCGATGCGGAATTAGCAACCGGCGATATCGGGGTGGGGCAGAAGGTCTGGGCTGTCTACGACGGCACCAATTTCCAGATGATGACGCCGGTCAGCACCACGGCGGGCGATATGCTGGGCAGCAACAACCTCTCGGATGTAAGCGATGCCGAGGCGTCTCGGACCAGTTTGGGCTTCGACGGCGGCAGTGGCGTGGTTACCTCCGGTGATCTGGCTGCCGAGTTGAGGCCCAATGACCGGCAGACCATTTATATTCCCGCCGCAGGATGTATCCCGACCAATACCGGCGGCAGCGGTGATTTGACGAAGGTGGAAACCAGCGTTGACCAGCCCGACTTCAACCATCTTCCATTTGATCCGCTGGCCCCGGAGCACTGTCAGGCCAGCTTCACCCTGCCAAGGGGGTTTGACGAGGCTGTCAGCTTTTTCTTCCAGGTCATGTGGACCCAAAGTACCTCCGCATCAGGTGGCGTGGCGTGGTTTCTACAGGGCGCAGCGGTCACGGATAACCTGGCCCTTGCGGTATCGTATAATGCAGCCACGGTCCTGACGGACACCTCCCATGCTACCAGTGAGGACTTCCACACATCCGGCATTAGTCTGGACGGCTTTACTCCATCCGGCAGCCCG